TTTTGTTTTTGTTTTTGTTTTTGTTTTTGTTTTTGTTTTTGTTTTTGTTTTTGTTTTTGTTTTTGTTTTTTTGTTTTTGTTTTTGTTTTTTCTTTTCTGTTTTTTATTTAATTTTTTTCCGGCTTCATATTGAGTTCTGTACTGCGGATTTGAGACATAATCTTCGTATTGCATTGGATTAAATGATTTCAAACTCTTCTCCATGTAGTTCCATTCCGGTTCAGTAAATTGAATCCAATCATAATCTATACCAAATGTTAGTTCACCCCTTATTAAATCTGTGTATAAATCATTTTCAACAGGTACAATTTGTGTTCTATACAGTTCTCTTATTTCACTATTGTATTTTTGTTGTTCGATTATTGTATTATCGCCAAATGTGCGATCAATTATTGAATTGTCATTCATAACAAATGGCGTAGAATGTTGTTGTGTAGTATTTTCTATACAGAGCACTGTTCCTAGACATGCCCAAAATCTTATATAATCTCCCGGTGGTGCCGTTGGTAAATTATTTTTTACTGCGGTTGAAACACAATCATTTCTATATTCAATAATAGTGTAATCGCTATACTTCGTTTCAAATCGAGGATCGCCTGTTTTTAGATTAATCTCATCTGTTTTTTTATTTGTTAATTGCATATGCATTAAAAGTTCTCTAGTTTTTTCATTTAATACTGTAATTACTGGCACATCTTGATGAAAGTAATCAGAATTTGTTTGGCCTGGATTTTTATTTGGAGTGTCTAAGAAAACAGCATATCCAAAAACGCCAGGTAAAATGTGAAATTTTTTTATTTTCTCTATAGCTTTGAAAATTTTGTATTTTTTAATTTTTTCAGTCTCATTTTGTTCAAAACTATTTTTAAACATTATTGCTCCATGATATTCTGGTATATAAATGAAAACACAGTTTCTATGAGTGGTTACTGTAGGTGCCAATTTATATTTTTTTATTGTATCTTTATCTATTTCATAATAATTGGATTCGGGTTCAAATTGCCCTATTCCTAAATATGTTTTATTTTTATAAACAAAATTATAACCTTCTCCTATTTGGAAGTGAGGTATCTTAGGTTTTTGATTCATTTTTTGAATTATTTATATTATATGTAATTATTTTATTTGTTATATATATCATGACTAAAAAAAAAGTTCTTATATTGTGTCAAAGAAAAAAAAGTAATTATGATTATAATTCAGTAAATGAAATTAACGAAGGATTAGAGGAATTCATTGAAAATTATTTTAGTGAAAAATATCCTGCTGTTGAAAAAATTAATCCACAAATAGAATATTTAACGTCGGGTTTCGATTCACCTCTTGAAACTGATGATTTTGCTGATTATAAATTTAATTTATTGAATATTGAGGATCCAGATATTAGTGATAATGATGAATTAAGTATAAGCACGGATAGCACAGGGGCAGTAACGGACATTAGTCGTACAGGGGCAGTAACGTACGATAGTGATATTGATAGTGTAGACGATATAAATGCAAGCATTGACAGTAAAGAGATTCTAGACATGGTGAATGATAAACAATCAACTGATGAAGAAAAAAGCAGAATTTTCATAGAAAAAAATAAAGGTACATATTCTCTAATTATTCTTGTTACTTGTCCATTCGTTACTATGCCGTATAAAGCTTTATATGAATTACTAGAAAATGATGGGGTAATTACATTCAAAAGAATTGATGTTTACAAATCAACTATTGAAAATTCATCAGATGTAATGGAAAAGTATGTAATAAATGACTTAACTATTGAAAATTCATTTGAATTGATGAAACTGTTTGTAATAAATGAATTACCATTATTCAAATTCTTCTATATTAATTCACAAGTTCTAAATATTGATTCAGAAGTTCGAGTTGAATTATTTTTTGAAAAAAAAGAAATGTCGGGTGGAAATATATTCTATAATTTTAATAAAACAATGGGTAGAAAATATAAACAAAAAACAAAAAACAAAAAAACAAAAAAACAAAAAAACAAAAAAACAAAAAAAAAAAAAACAAAAAAAAAAAAAAAAAAAAAAAAAAAAAAAAAAAAAAAAAAAAAAAAACAAAAAACAAAAAAACAAAAAAACAAAAAACAAAAAAACAAAAAACTATAAACAAAAACAAAAAACAAAAAACAAGAAAATATAAACGTAATTTTATGTAATAACTTTGTAAATTGCCGTCCCAAATTTTTCTCATTCGACTTGATATCTTTCTTTTCTAATTCTATTTTATACCAGTGAAGATTTGGAGGTCAACTTCGCGCATTTTCAATGCGAAAAGGTATAAATAATATAGTACATTTTACTATATTATTTCTATGGTATATAAATTATGTAAATCGAGATTTTCTTCTAGAATTACGCACTGTGCCAACACCGCCACTTGCCAAACTATGTGGTTTGTAATATACAGCAGTTTGTGCTGTAAAAAGCGGTTTCATACCTATTTTTTGTTTTGTATTTTGTAGAGATTTCGAATAACCAGAAAAGACTTGATTACCAAAATGAATATATGGCATCTATACATATAACATAGATAATTTACTAAGATTTTGGATATATTTTATAGAATGTTCTTTGTTTGTCTCATCCATCTCTTTAATCGGCTGGCGTAATTTATCGATAATCTTCATTATTTCACCAGAATTGGCCAAAATGGACAAGTCACTACTATAGTCTTTCTCCAAAAAAAATGTAATATCGCCTGTGTCAATTACATCTTTATATGGCAAGTATACGTATGATTTCCATGCTTTCAAAATAATAGTAGGATTTGCTTTTTTGATAGTTTCGAAACTGGTTTTTGCCACAGCTAAATCTTGATTGTCTGGAAAAACACGAATAATATCTGCTAAAAAATCGAAAAGATGATTATTAAAAGCTTTTAATATAGTTGTTTTGTCAGTCATAATGAATAAGTTATATATTTAAATAGGGAATTTTTTATATAGTTTTTTACTAATGAAAATATAAAAAATTATGGAAACTGGAATTTACAAAAACGGTTGTTTTTGAGATACATTACCAATTTCATCTAAACGTTGCTGTTGTAATTTATCAATGGTTACATTATTGGATAATTTATCTGGTCGATAATTGTCAGGTGGCGTATTAATCAGGTTTATATCATCATTCGCAGAAACATAATTATACAATTGTCGCATTCCTCCTTTACCTTTTGCGCTTAATTCATCCGGTGACATATTATAAAAAGTGAATTGTTCTGACATAATATTACTACCAGAATTAGAACCTCCTAAATGAAATCCAATCGGTTCTCCATTGAAATTTGTAGCCATATCATTAATTTGTTTCATTTGTGGATGGAAATGTTTTATGATTTCATCGCCTAACAATATACGATAATTCTCTTTAACCAACAACAACGCCGGAACACTGTGGATATTTGGAGGCATGACCACTTTACCACCATTTTCTAAAGATATGAAAACTTGATTTGTTTTTGGGTCTCGTATTCTTTTATCAATACAAATGAAACTTATTTTGTCAGACAAGTTACCTTTTACTAAAGTTTGTAATGTTTTTTGACAATGTTTACAATAATTACTATAATACAAAATATCCATTTATAATTGAAACGTTTTATATTATATTGTAAAAATGGTTTTTCATAATAATAACGTAAAATAATATTCACAAATCATTCAACTATAAATAGCCTGAATGGTTCTACTTTTATTTGGTCTAGCATATTCACTTTTATCATAGTCAAAAGTACCAAAACATCTTACCAGAAATCGGTCATAACCATCATATTTTGGGAAAAATGGTGACCTACCATGTACAGCACGATTATTATCCACTAGTATTATTTCACCTGGTTTTAAATTATGCCTTAACCGATGTTTATAGTAAATATCCGTTATTTTTTTCACCATTTTGTCGGAGTCCTCTGTAACACCGGTCATCAAATCTTGGTCAAACACCAATAACGGGTCTTCAAGAGAACCACTTATAATAGGCATCGGACCACGTACATCTCCATCTATGAATTCATGTCCATCTAATTTAAATGATAAATCAACTCCGGTTTTCCAAAGCGGTTCTCGTAGTGAATTTATTTCATCGTCATTCAAATTATTCAAAATATATTGTACTGGTAAAATATGAGTATATGCGTCTAAATCTCCACGTAAACATGCTAAGCTAAGAATATCAGGACGTAATTTCGAAAACGCTTGTTCTGTATGAATCTCTAATTCTACACTACTACCTATGCTTGTTTGGTTTGTAGACATTGTTTCCACTGGAACTACATCTTGAAATAATCTACCATATCCCTCTGCCTCATATGCTATCATATCCGAAATCGCATTTACAAATAAACTTTGTATTCGAGCTAAGATGGTTTGTTCTCCTACTTTGTAATCATTCGATGATGGTGTTTTTGGTATAATTTCATCGATTTCTAGATTTTTTACTAATAAAAATCCTGTTTCTGAACCAGTTTTTGAGAACAATGACAAAATATCAATAATGCGTTTTGGTAATTGTTTTGACAATTCTTTCGATAGAGTACAAAATAATTCTGGTTCTTCTGATGGATGAATGGTCAATTTACTTGCTAAACTTATTATTTGTATTTTTTCGTCTTGACTAATTTCAATGGATTCCATTTATTTAAATATTTTGTATAAATAATTTTACGTGTTTTTACATAAAATTATTTGGATTTTCAAGGGGTTTACATAGTACCTACACACATAGAGTGTAATAAACGGTTTTGGAAATAGAAGATGGCATATCCTAAAGCAATTCCAACGACTTGCATATAGTATTCAATACCTTTGCGTTTACTTAAACCGATGAAAATAGATGAAACAAGGAAAACAGCAAGTAAAATAAATCCAAAGATTGATAAGAAATAGAAATAAACACAATATTGTTTACTTAAAGGACCAAATAGAGTATCGACGTAGTTCATTTTTAATATAAATTATAAAAAGATATTTTTTCTTTTTGTAGTTACTAAAGATTATTGTTTCTAAATCTTGAAGTTTTCTAAATATATAAAATCACAATTGTGAATTTTTGATTACTTTTATGAATTTTCCGAATCAGTTTCAATTGTTATACTATCTAAACTTGTACTGTTCTCGAATTTGTTGGATTCCACAATATTGAATTGTATTTTTCTCTTCAAATATGCCGAATAATATGTATCTTTTTCACTATCAAATGTGGTTTGTATATCTACCAGTTTGACAGTCATAAAAAAAACATTCGTTATAAAACTAGTTGTTGTTCTACTGTCTAAATAATGATTATAAACTATTATTCCACTTATAACAGAATTCATCGTAAAACTAATAATTGTAATATATCCAGATATTTGATAGCATCTATTCCAAAAATAGATAGAATCTCGTTTCTTGTTCTCGATATTTTCCAACATGATAGAAACAGAATCATCGTTTAAATATTTACTTTTATCAATTCCTAAATAACCTATTAGTTCATTTTCACGTGTTGTTTCTACAAAATATAAAATAACAAACAACATCATTGTAAAAAAATTCATAACCAAGCCAGTAATATACAATTCATCAATCAATCGCAAGTTCTCGTTTGTGTTACATGAATGATACCCACATTTCTGTGGAACAAAAAGTATCAAAAAAGATGATATAATAGAACGATACAATTCAAAACAAACAAATATGTAGACATTTACTCTCTGCATTAAATCGGGTTCTTTCAATTTGTTGCTGAACCATGTTTTGACATCAATCATTACTCTATACAATAATCTTTACAAAAAACCACATAAAATATATTGTATAATTTATATACAAAGTTCTCAATGGAAAATTCTACTATATGGAAAATTATCGATAAATATTTTGAAGATAATCCACAATGTTTAGTAAGACACCATATAGAATCATATAATGATTTCTTTAAGAATGGTATTTTTCAAATATTTAAAGAAAAGAACCCTATTCGTATTTCAACCCGGTTTGATGATAATTTAAATGACTATCGTTCTCAATGTATAATGTATTTTGGTGGAAAAGAGGGGAATAAAATATATTTTGGTAAACCCATTATTTATGATGATGATGATAATTCACACTATATGTATCCAAATGAAGCACGCCTTCGAAATATGACCTATGGTATGACTATTCATTATGATGTAGATATTGAATTTATAGATATTTTAGATAAAAATGAATTACCAAATATTGTTGGTATAGAGAACATCGGCGGAAATAGTGGAAATCTAGATACCGAGTTTGTGAATTTCAAAACAAATCCAGAAAACAAAGAAACTCTGGATTATAGTAAAATAAACATCGCAGTAGAAACAGAGATAGTGGGTGGAGCGGCAAAGCGCAAGAACAAACCAAAACGCAGAATAGATTTAGAATTAAGTCCTATGGAAATGGGTTTAATAAGAGAAGCCACTGAAAAATCAATGTCTGGTTCAAACCGTCAAATTAGAACACATACATTGAAAAAGATTTTTTTGGGAAAATTTCCGATTATGGTACAATCGAGTTATTGTGTTTTGTCTGGATTACCTCGTGAAATTCGTCATACAATGGGTGAATGTCGTAATGATGTTGGTGGTTATTTTATAATCGATGGAAAAGAAAAAACAGTAGTTTCTCAAGAGAAATTCGGTGATAATATGCTTTATATTCGTAAATCAAATGATGATATCAGTCTGTATTCAGCTGAGATCCGTTCGGTTTCTGAAAATGTAGCTAAACCAATTCGAACACTATCTGTGAAAATAATGGCACCTACAGCATCGTATTCTAATCAAAATATTGTAGTGAATATTCCTAATGTTCGTAAGCCAGTTCCGTTATTTATTGTGTTTCGTGCTTTGGGAATAATAAGTGATAAAGAAATTATTACGATGTGTTTATTAGACTTGAATAAATATGAATCTATGGTTGATTTATTCGCACCGTCAGTTCATGATGCCGGAGGAATTATGACACAACGTACTGCTTTGAAATATATTGCGACATTGACAAAACGCAAAACTGTTCCATATGCGTTAGAAATATTATCCGATTATTTTTTACCTCATATAGGTGAAATAAATTATATTCAAAAAGCGTATTATTTAGGTCATATTGTATTCAAACTTTTATCTGTTTATACTGGTTTAGAATTACCAACTGACCGTGATAATTTCAAATTCAAAAGAATAGAATTAGTAGGTTCATTAATGTACGATTTATTCAGAGAATATTATACAATTCAACAACGTCAAATCCACTTAGCATTTGAATCTAAAATCACGTATAATAGAAATATATACGAGAACAATCTCTATGGATTGATTATGGAAAATTATGAAGCATTTTTCAAAGAACGTTCATTAGAAGCAGGTTTCAAAAAAGCATTCAAAGGTAATTGGGGTGCGTTTACACATACAAAACGTGTCGGGATTGTCCAAGATTTGAATCGTCTTTCGCATAATTCTGCTTTGAGTCATCTACGAAAAACGAATTTACCATTGGATGCTAGTGTAAAATTAGTAGGTCCGCGTGTTTTACACAATACACAATGGGGTTTGTTTGACCCTATCGATACACCTGATGGTGGAAATATCGGTATTCATAAACACATGTCTATTTCTGCGTATGTTACACAAGGGGTATCTAGAGAACCTATGATTAAATGGTTACGTGAAAACATTGATATGAAATTAGTGGAAGATTGTACTCCAATGGTTCTATCGACAATGACAAAAGTAATGATCAATGGTTTATGGGCTGGTTCGATTACTACTCCATTTGAATCTGTTGAAAAAATAAGATTATTTCGTCGTAATGCGCTGCTACCTATTTATACTAGTGTGACTTTTGATATAAAACAAAATACTGTTTTCATTTATACCGATGCCGGTCGTTTATGTCGCCCTATTTTTTACCGTGATACCGAAACTGGTAAAATGTCATTTGATAATAAATTTATAAAAGACCGTCTGGATGAGAACGATTTTACATGGAATGATTTAATTTCTGGGTTTAATGAAAAGAAAATCGAGAACTTTAACCCAAATGATTATAAAATGTATCAATTATCTGAATTATATAAAAACATAACATTGGAATCGAATCCAGCAAAATTTAATAAGTTTTTAGAAGGCAAAGCCATTTTGGATTATTTGGATACTAATGAAGCTGAAAATGCCCTCATTGCTATGAATAAAGAGGATTTGGTAAAAGACTCAAAGAGAAAACATACTCATATGGAAATCCATGAATCACTTATATTTGGTATGATGTGTAATATTGGTATTTTCCCTGAGAACAATCCAGCAACACGTAATTCTTTTTCATGTGGTCAAAGTAAACAAGCATGTTCAATGTATCATACAAATCATCAAGTTCGTATGGACAAAACAGCAGTTGTTTTAGTAAATGGACAAGTGCCTTTGGTAAAATCTAGATATTTGGAACATATCAATCACGAAGAAAATACATATGGTGAGAACGCTATTGTTGCTATTATGTGTTATACAGGTTATAATGTTGAGGATGCCATTTTGATAAATGAGGGTGCTTTGAAACGCGGTTTGTTTAGAACTACATATTATACTACTTATGAAACACACGAAGAAAAAAGCAAATCAGGTGATGGAACTACAGAAAAACTTTTTACAAATATTGATTCAGAATCCACTGTGATTGGTACAAAACCCGGTTATGATTACAGTAAATTAGACAAATATGGTTTGATTCGTGAAAATACACCAGTCGATGACAAAACCGTTTTAATTGGTTTAACAGCAACAAATTCGAATATGAAAGATACTAAAATGGACATGTCAAAAACACCAAAGAAAGGTCAATTGGGTATTGTAGATAAATCATTTATTACAGATGGCGAGGAAGGAAATCGTATAGCCAAGATTCGTATTCGAGAAGAACGTATTCCAAATATTGGTGATAAAATGGCTGCGAGAAGTGGACAAAAAGGAACTGTAGGTTTGGTTGTACCTGAGCGTGATATGCCCTTTACAAAAGATGGTATTCGTCCAGATATTATTATTAATCCTCATGCCATTCCTAGTCGTATGACTATTGGTCAATTAGTAGAAACAATCGTAGGTAAAGCATCTGCTATGTATGGTGGTTATGCTGATTGTACCGCTTTCAATAATCGCGGTTCTAAAATCGGTGTTTTTGGTGAAATGCTCACCAAAGTGGGTTATCATTCTAGTGGAAATGAAATATTATATAATGGTATGACTGGAGAACAAATTGAAACTGAAATATTCATCGGTCCTAATTATTATATGCGTTTGAAACATATGGTAAAAGACAAAATCAATTATCGCGCATTAGGACCTCGTGCCGCTCTTACACGACAAACAGTTGGCGGGCGTGCTAATGATGGTGGGTTGCGTATTGGTGAAATGGAGCGTGATTCTGTTATATCACATGGTGCTGCTGAATTTTTACGTGAATCAATGATGGAACGTGGTGATAAGTATAAATTAGCAATATGTAATACAACTGGTTTAGTGGCAATTTATAATCCATCTAAAAACGTATTTATGAGTCCCATGGCAGATGGTCCAATAAAATTCATAACTTCTATGGATGGTAATGAAACACATATTGAGAACATTACAAAATATGGTCGTAGTTTCAGTATTATTAATGTTCCATATTCATTGAAACTATTAATACAAGAATTACAAACTATCAATGTTCAAATGAGAATTATTACAGAAGATAATATTCAACAATTAGAGAACATGAGTTTTTCGAAAAACATCAATTTATTGACTGCCAATGAAAAAATAGAACCCAAAGATATTATCAATCAAATTAGAACAGCAATCAGGAGTAGTGGTAGTGACGCACTCAATACACCCGTAAGTATAGCGGAAAATATTCCTACGACTCCAGATTTCTCTCCACCGAATGAATCATCACCAGATTATCCTGATACATCTCCTGCTTATGAAGGACCCGAATCTCCGCAATATCCACAAACATCTCCTGCTTATAATCCTACCTCACCATCATCTCCACCTTTTAATCCTACATCACCATCATCTCCACCTTTTAATCCTATATCACCATCATCTCCACCTTTTAATCCTACATCACCATCATCTCCACCTTATAATCCACTCGAAAATGAAAACAAAATGACAGGAGGATTTTATAATGATACTAATTTCAATATTGGAGAACTTGTATATTATAGAGGCGATAATAGTCCAAAAAGATTATGGAGAATAACTGAAATCGGCAATCAATTTATAACTATTCAGGCAAATACAAATGAATATTTAGATATAAATGACACAATCCAAGTAGTTTTACCTAGTGATATTTATCGACCAAATGAAATTGTTGACGCGTCTATTTATAATGAGCCATTACAATCTACTGCTGGATTATATAATTCGTACGACCAAGTAAATTATCCGCCACAACCAATGATGCCATATCCACCTATCAATATAAAAGTAGTAAGTGGAAATGATTTTTCAACAAATGATAATAAAAATGATAATATGAATACAGAACCAAGTAGTACTATGAATGAATCTTTTGGAATCAAATCAGTTAATCCGGTTTCGAGCATCAAATTGAATCCTAATTTGAATACAGAATCGACTAAAGAAGAGAACAAACCGCCTGCTGAAACCGATTTTTCAAAAGGAGGAATGATAATAGTGAAGAAGGGATAAAAATTGACGGAAAAATCTATTAAAAATATATACGTAAATTTATAATGGATAATTGTGAAAATAATTTGATAATATGTATAGATAAACAAATCAAAAAAAATACTCCTGAAAAAACAGTCAATAAAATATATGAAAAAATGTTTGAAAATGTTATACAAAATATAAAAACAAACAAAGATATAACAATTGAGCAAATAGATTTTATAGAATCATTATCAAATGAAAATAAAATGAAAATAATAAAGGAATATCACAAAAAATCAAAAGAAAACAAAGAAATGATAGAAATAATGAAAAATTCACAATTAAGATGATGATGAAGATGATGACAATGATGATTGAAAAATTATTAATAACTATACAATACAAATAATTATCAGATATTTGTATTGTTATTGTTCTGATACTGAATCGTCTATATAGACCGGAGCAAATACATAATATTTCAGGGTTATAAAAAGTAAAGCAGCATCAAAACAGTATATTATTTTTATGATTGTTATAATATCTAACATTCTATAATTTTGATAAACAAAAAATTGAAATAAATTGAACGAAAAATAGAATTAAAAAGTATCACCGTAAAATATATAATGTCATCAAATAGTAACCGTATTTTAAGTATTTATAAATCTAGAAAAACAATCCTAGATTTATTATCATCCGAATGCGAAGTATCTGAATATGAAAATTTTGGAATCAATGAAATCGACGCAATGTATAATAATTCGCAATTGGATATGTTATTGACACATACATATGATAAAAATAGAAAAACATACGTAAAATATTATTTGACAGCAAAACAAATTCGCCCACAGAATTTAGACGAAATTATTGAAGATTTGTATATAATAGAAAATGTATTGACAAAAGAAGATACATTGATTATCATTACAGAAGATGAACCAAACGATACTATTATTACAAAAATGAAGTATTTATTTGACCATGATGGAATATTCGTAGTCATTCATAATATTCGTAGATTACAATTCAATATTTTGAAACATGTATTAGTTCCCGAGTGTACGATTTTGAATTCTGTGGAACTCGAAGAATTGAAAAAACAATACAATATAAAAGAATTAAAACAATTACCAGAAATTTCTAGATTTGATCCACAAGCATTGGCTATTTGTCTAAGACCAGGCCAAGTATGTAAATTCAATCGTAATAGCGCCACTGCTATGTTTTATGATTATTATAGGGTATGTGTTTAGAAAAATATAATGTAATAATTATATAATAATATATGACAACAAAAATAGATATTTCTTATTATGGAAACGATTTTTTTTATTCAGACGCAGAAAAAAATAACAAAATGCCTGACGAAAAAAAATGTACTGATTTGAATCCAAATGACGCTAGTTGGGATAGTAAATGTAACTCGAATAATTTTTCTGATAATTTACAAGACTGTATAAACAAAGAATTATGTATAAATAAAACTAATTTTCAATCTAATAACAAAATCATCTCTATACAAAATACTTCATATGAGAAATATTTGAATACAAAAGAATATTATAACAAAGAAGTATTGAAAACAATTAATTTAGGAGTAGGTATTGTTTTTTTGGTTGGATTGACCTATTATTTTAGGTTACCGAAAATATAATGAGAAACATATTTTTATTTATGTAAATAATTTATATATAAGAGATACATATATATAAATGAACAATATAGAAGGTTTAACAACATTAGAAGCAGAATCTACTCTTTTAGACCAAATTATCGATTTCAACAAAAAATACGCAAGATATGTAACATGTAATGATTCTACTATGAATCCACTGAACAAATTGAATTGTAGTGATATTGATATGAATTACAACACTGTACACGACGCATATAGTAAAATATTACTTCAAACAAGTAATGGAGATAATGTCTTTGGAAGTATTTTAGATGTATCAAATACTAGACTATCCAATAATATTAATTACGCTGTTTATGATGCTTCAAGAGTTTATATCAAAAATACATACAATAATGAAATATTGGATTTGAGGAACGAACTAGATAACAAAATGAAAGAATTGAATACAAATAATAATTCAATTAGTGCCGAATATAAAAACCGATTCGATTCGACTATTTACTCTGGATTGATGTTGACTGTTTTAGTTACATCCATGTTATATTACATTTTTCAAAGAGTATAGATTTTATCAATATAAAATATATTAATATATATAAATATATTCTATATGCCGAATCCAAATATTATACAAATAACTCCTTTACCTAATAATAAGGTTTTATTAGCAGAGACTACGCTAATTTCGGGAATTGATAACAAAGGTATCATCAAATATACTCCAAATGGTAATTATATAGTGACGGCATCATCATACGCAAGTAGTAGTACATTACCTTACATGGCATTCAATGGAAGTGATACAAATTATTGGCAATGTGATTATAATGGAACGACTTATGATATAAACAAAAAATATCCAATATATACAACTGACTCATTCAATGGAAAAAATCCATCGACTTATCAAGGTGGTGGAGCACAAACAAATACATGGACTACATCTATCGGTAATGTATCATTCCTAGGTGAATGGTTACAAATACAGCTACCATATAGTATTTTTTTGTATAATTATACGATCAAAACACCAAATTTCACTATTAATTCTACATTCCCTACCAGATTTGCGGTAGTTGGTTCAAACGATGGCACTACATGGGAATACATCGATCAACAAAATGTAAAAACACCAGTATCCAATTCTAAACCATCGCGTGTATATAATATCAATTCAACAAAAGCATATTCTTATTTTAGATTGATAATAAGTGAAATGCCAAATGCTGCTAAAAATATAGCTATCAAACAATGGAATTTGAACGGTGTTACCGAATTAACACCAAATCCTGACTATAAAACAAATGAAAGTTTCGTTACATTGTCTAGATGGATGGATATTTTAAACTCAAATCTTACTAATTCAAAAGAGGGTTTTGAAGATTATGGTTACACACCATCGAATATGATACCACAGTATACATCATCACAATTCAAATCAGATGTAATCAATAGTCAAGTAAATCCAATGATACAAATATCATCAGATTATTCAACAAGTTTATTGAATGTTGATACAAAGTATACCTTGATAGGTAATGGAATCACAACAATAACAAATACTGACCAAACCGGCATAAGAGATATTATGGTGAATAATCCTATGTATGATTTTAGTGGAAATTCATTGAATAATGATGATAGAAAGAAAACTGTTGTAGATGCTCAAATTGAAGATATAGATAGTATGGTAAAGAACACAAATACTGTTTATATTATAGGATCTATTACATTAGTTACATTATTGGTTTTTTCAGTTGTTATTGGAAGAGAATGAAAAATAATATTACAATTATATATAAAATGCCACAACAACTTGATTTATCTGGAATATTTCATATTCAAAAAGATTACATATCAGGTATTGATACCAGTGATCCACTTTTGAAAAGTAAAATAACAAATATACAAAGTCAATTAGATAAATTAAGTTCTGATTTTAAAGATTCAACCGCTTCAACAAATGCGACATTGGACCATCAACAAGATATGTTGAATATTGTAGATACTGAAAAACAACGTTTGTTATTGAAAAAAGAACAAATCGATACATCAATCGATGGTAAGAAAAGAGGTGTATTATTGAATGATAGTTATCGACAACGTTTTGAACAGTATACAAAAATAATTATTATCATTATTTTCACTTTAGCAATATTTGTATTGATTTTAATGATTGGTAGAAATTTTCCTTTCATTCCGAGTTTTGTTTTAGATTTATTATCTATTATTTTGTTTATTGTATGTTTCTTTAGTGTATATTTTACTTTAGTTGATATATATAGCAGAGATAGATTGAATTACAACGAGTTGAATTTAACAGGACCTAGCATTTTAACACCAGCTGAAATAGAGAAAAAAAACAAAGAAGAAGGAAAAGCAGGTAACTTATTGGGTAGTATCAATATTGGTACTTGTGTAGGACAAGGTTGTTGTTCTGATGGTGCTATATGGGATGGTAGCAATAATGTTTGTTTATCAGAAACCGCTTATTTGAAAAAATATGGTTCTATCAATTCTTTGGCTACACCAGCTCAACGTGACAGCGAACAATTTTCTACGATGTCTTTTGGTATAAATACCAATTTTGTACAACCCAATTCACCGAATGAATATATAGGTTACTCAAAAATATAATCTATTTATACTTTAAATAAATAAATTATAATGGGAAATGGTGGTTCTATAGATTGTCCAAGAACATCAGCTTATATAAATAATACATTAAAACCAGAACAAACTAATTTGACTAATACAATAAATAATTTGAATATTTCTATAAAAAATATTGATGCTGATATCAAGAAATATACAAAAAGCAACCAAGATTTACAAACACAAATTTCTAAGATGTTTACAAAGGCTCAACTAGATACAGCAGTAGCTAATGCTATTAAACCATTACAAGACCAAATCGAGACAAATAATAACACAATAGCAGCACTTACTGCTGAAAAAAATAAATTGATTGGTACTCGAGACGATTTATTGAAACAATTAGGTAAAGAACGTCAAATACTCGACCAATCGGTAACAATGGCAAACAACGGAATTCGCAATTCAGCTTACGGAAGCGCAAACATCGTTTATGATAGTAATCAAAAAACATATGATTATTATAATGCTATCCGACAACAAAATCAAAAATTATTAGACAAGTCTTCTGATAGCAAATCTGATAATCTGAAATATGATCAAAGAGCTTTCTATCAAATCGAACGTTATGATTTTACAGTGAAAATCAATTTCATTCTGTATATTATTTACTATATATTTTTGATTATTCTCATTGGTATATTTGTGTTTGTACAAAAAAACATGTCTATTTTTGTAAGAATTGTAATGATAGTGTTATTGATAATATATCCATTTGTTATATTTTTTGCGGAGAAATTATTATATGATGCTGGTTCGTATACATACTCAACCATCAATAGAAATGTCTATTTCAATGATTATTGAAACTATATTTTAGACCTGTAAAAAATTTAATCTATTTATATTTTAGAACCAATCAATATACAAAATGGGAAATAAATCATCCTCTCCTCCACCAGACCCATGTCCTGGTACAAAAGACTATGCTCAGAATTTAAGTAATTCAAATGACGAAAAAAGAAGCAGTATTCCTGGTTTGACTGCGAAAGTAAAAGAAAAACAAACTCAATTAGATACATTGACCGCTACAAACAAAGCTTTTATTAAACAAAGAGATGCTATGTATACATCTATACAAGTAGATGATAAAAAACGTGCGGCTATGAAACCTTTAGAAAATACAATTACTAAAAACAACGTTGATATAGAAATTTTAAGAAATGATATAACAAAATTGAATGCTGAAATAAATGATTTGAATCAGAAACTGGTAGATGAACGCAAAATAACAGACCCGATATTGAGTGTTAGTAACAATGCTGTTCGTGATTTCAAGATGTCTGAGATAAATGCTAATATGGATGGAAATGATAAATATTATACCTATTATAGAGGAATCGTAAAACAAAATGAGAAATTATCAGACAAATTAAAAAATTCTGATACGAGTGATTTTACATATGATCAAAAAGCTAACTTTCAACACGACCAAGTATATGCTTTTATAGAAATAAATTATGTTTTGTTTATAACGTATTTCGTTTTTATAATTGTATTGATTGGTTTTTTATTTTTTGTACAAAGAAATATGTCTATTTATTTGAAAATTGTAATAATAATATCATTGGGTATCTATCCTTTCGTTATTTATACAATTGAAGAATTTATATACACATGGAGTTCTTACATAACAGCAATAATAAGTGGAAATGTTTATGTAAAAACATCTTGATTATTCTAATATTACATTTTCGCTTCCTAGAATTTGAACCATAGATTCGTATAATAATTTTTCCTCATTTTCATTGAAACCCATGTATATTTTTTCAACTAAACGTTTTTTATCCCAACGTAATTGTTTTATTTTTTTGTTTTCATCACAATCAATGTTTTTCAAATGGGCTATTTTGATTTTGAATCCACCTTCCGCACGGTCAAGCTGTTCTAATGGTTCTTCATCCGGTTGCTTATGATTATTATAATAATCAATAATTTGTTTTTGTTCATCATACGAAAACGAATCGATAATTACTTCAATTGTCATTTTTCTAGATAATCAAATATTCATATATCTAATTATCTATCAATTTTTTCATAAAAAAATTGTTTTTTATACTTTCTACTATTTTCATTATAGTCTATCTGTATTGATATCATCATCTACCTCATCATCTGTATTACCCGAAAAAGTATCTACTTCATCTCTAACATACTTAATTTTTACACCAGACCACATTTGATTTTGATTACGACCAAATTCTTTGTCCATATATTCGTGTAAATCTTTTGGAGAAGGACCACGACCACCATAATTACTAGCATACCAATTCGAGAATTCATTATTTAATTCCATCTTCTTGATACGTCCATCACTAGCACGGATAACAGAATCACGAATGAATTCCGAAATATAGTCTTGACTTTGACGATACTCGTTACTTCTTGCCAATACAATATCACAATCCTTGACTACTCCATTTGTTTCAAATACACGCTGTACGAAAAGTGCCGCGACTACTTCTTTCCATTCTTCAAACTTTTCTCCAATATTTTCATCTTCTTTGAATTGATATGGTTTTTCTTTATCTCCTTGTACTGGATTTGGTGAAAATAATGATTTGAATGGAACAGCTCGAATACGTCTCCAAGTACCATAATCATTACTTTTTATTTCTAATAAATTATTACAACATACAACTAATTTGAATTGTGGTGTAAATGATATGGTTTGTGGCATATAAGGTGCTCTGCCTTGAAGTTGGTCTTTTCCACTTGTCAATTGTTTCATAATACCTTCATTCATTTTTTCACCTTTTTGTGGTTCTTGCATAACTGCGTAACGTTTACCTTTCAATTCAACTATTTCTGGAGTCAATCCACCGACTTTACCACGTTTTTCTGTTACTAATGTAAGTGGAACAATACCTGAATATTCACCCAAAACTATCTCCATCAAATTTACCAAAACGGATTTACCATTTCGACCAGCACCAATATACATATTAAATGTTTGATTTGCTGATGTACCAATTAATGCCGATGCTAAATGGTCATACATATATCTACATAATTCTGGTTCGGGAAATATTTTACTCATGAAATCGTTGAAATCGTCTATAATTGATTGATGAATTGACGGATTGATTGGAATATAATCAATATTAGTAGACATCGAAATGTTATCTTCTGGTTGTCCTTTACGAAATATTTTTTCTTTGAAATCTACGACACCATTTTTGAAACACAATAAATAAGGATTAGTATCTAATTTTGATAAAAATGAACCATCGTAAAATAATTCTTTCGATTCTGTCATTATATTTTTCTTGTCATTTGTATTCGACAAACGCTGACAAATATTCAAAATGCGAACATTTCTTGGTTTTGCTGTCTCTTCGCGTTGTATTGTTTGTTGTTCATCACGCAAAGCACCTTCATCTGTCATATTTTCCATCAAACTTATCGATTTTTTGTTGTATAAATCACGTAATTCGATTGATATGGCTTTTCGCAAAGTAGTACCAGAATCATTTTCGACCCAACGATGGTTTTTGTACTGATACCATATATTTGATTTGACACTTACACATACGTATTCATGTTTGTATAATTGATATAATACATTGGCTAAATCCCAATCACCACAACCATTTCTTTCATTACCCCCTTTTTTTGATACAGGAGAATTGATTGTTTGTTCTACGTAAAAGTCGATTGTATTATTACGGACTTGTTCAAACGCATCTTTGTTTTCTATTTTTGCCCATCGCATCAATGATAATTTCGATAAACCGTCGTGTTTACGTAAATCGAATTTTCTCCATCGTTCGCATAAATCAGGAATCGTCCTATAATCGAAATTACTTGCTTTTGCGCTGAATGCTATCCATACAATTAACAATTTGTTACTAGTATTACGTAAGACCCAACCTACACGTATCCATTTCAAATAAGATCCTGAATCGTAATAAGATGGTGGAAGAATGTTTACATATTCAAAAGCATCTCTCAATTCATATTCTTTTATATTGTTGACACTATCTAAGAAATGATTCAATACCATCTGTAATTCGTCAGCATTTGAAATTTTTGAAATAGAACTTGAGTCATCCATTAAAATATCGAATTGTTGTACTCTTGCGTTTGTATTGTTCATACGTGTTCCATCGAGATTACCGCGAATTTGATTGATGCGTTTGAATTCATCATATTCTTTAATGAAATCATTTCTCATAAACAATGATTGATGACCTCGGTAACGAACTGATAATTTCTCGATATTTTTTCCAATATCGAAAGTAGATACGGATAATTCTTTACGCATGAATTCTCCGTCTGATTCATCGTATGTGACTTCAAATACACGAGTCAATTGATATCTATCGTGATTTGGTTTTCTTGAACCATACAATTGCCAATTTACGTGACCTTTGGTAATGCCATCATCAAATACATCATCCCATGTATTGGTGATAGGTAGGTCACTCCACATTTCACTCGTATTTTTCATCATTTTTGTTCGAAGTATTTGCTGTGTAATACGGTCGGTTTTCAATCCTATCAAAATATGAATACCATCCTTTGTTTTTTTTTCTTTTTCTGTGTTTATACGATTTACAGTCGGTTTCTCGAATACAAAAATTGGTATATTTGTATTTTCATCGGGTTGATATATCTTATTCAATTCACCTAAATAAGAATCCAAAAGGTCGTCTATGTGTTCTATGCTATATTGACGTTCATCCACATCATAATCGTGACGTAAATCAAGGTCAACTACAATAGGACCGTCATTTTCTAATTGTTTTTCTGTGAGATATTCTTTTTTCTTTGGAACAAGAACATCTCTGTTATAGAGATACAAAAACGTAGAATATTCAGAATCCGGAACATGATAGCTACCTCCATATATATTCGCTTTTGGGTCTCCTATTCTGGTATTTGTAATCGGTTTTGTGGCAGTTGTGCTGTTTCTATCTTTTTGAATCGAATGTTTTGTAATGAAATCATTGAAATCACGGTATGTCACGTTGACAGAATTTGATGTTATCGATGATGCAGTGGTTGTCGATACTTCCATTGCTTTTTAGATATAATATAAATATATTTTTATCTCATTTTTTAAATTCAATTTTTCGATTGAACATTTTTCGTAAAATACTTATTATTCTATTTGTTATTGATATAACAAAATAGAACAATAAAAAATTGATAAAATATTAAGAATAATATTATTTTTCATAATAACAAGTATAAATAATATTTCTATAATATATATTAATTGGACTCAACGATGAAATTCTGTATCAAATGTGACAATATGTATTATATAGGCATTGACTCTGAAAATACAAATAAATTGATTTATTATTGTCGTAATTGTCAGTATAGAGATGAAACAATTACAGATGAAGGAGTATGTGTATTGAATTCTCAATTAAAAAAAGGCGAACAAAAATTCAATCATATTATCAATCAATACACCAAATTCGACCCAACATTACCACGTATATACAATGTCAAATGTCCAAATGTTCAATGTAAAACGAATCATGAAGAATACAAAAATCCTGCGGAAGTCATTTACCTTCGTTATGATGACGATAACATGAAATATTTGTATATTTGTTTTGAATGTGATACTACATGGAAGACAAGTGAACAATCATAATAATCGTATAATTTGCAATATATTCATCATATTTTTTATTGTAAAAAATTGAAATTAAAAATTAATACATAACAAATTTAGAAATATAGAATCTATTATATATATTGAACAAATGGACAACGATTATGAAGATGATGTTGAATCTATAAATGAAGACCAAGAAGACCAAGAAGATGAAAGTTATCAAGAATCAAATAATAATACTCGAATCCAGGGTAAAATATCAAAAGTAATCAAAAACAATGCTGATGATGATGAAGAAGATGATGATGCGGTTGACGATGATGACGATGAAGATGATGAAATTGAATTAGCAGATGAAGAAGACATCGAAGCAGAAGACGAAGACGATATTTTCGACGAAAATGAACAAGGATCGGATGAAAACAAAACAAAACAAAACGCAAATATTCGTCCATCTTTCAATGGTTTAGATGATATTAGTGATGACGAAGACGATGAAGACGATGATTATGATGAGAATTATCTACAAAAATTCGATGAAAAAACACAACAGAATATTATTTCAGAATATCATCCTGAATTACAAACACATAATTATAGTGAAGTTGAAACATTATCTCGGGTTGTTCGAGATGGGGATGGTAATATTATAGACCCATTACATCAAACATTACCTTTTATTACTAGATATGAAAAAGCAAAAATATTAGGGGAACGCGCAAAACAAATCAATGCTGGGGCACCTATTTTTGTAGAAGTTGATCCTAGTGTAATTGATGGTTATTTGATTGCTTTGAAAGAATTTGAAGAAAAAAAAATACCATTTATTATTAAAAGACCATTACCAAATGGCGGTTGTGAATATTGGAAATTTAAAGATTTGGAATTGTTATAATCCCCACACTCGATTTATAAAGATGAAAAAATTTATTTATTTACAAATAAATTTTTTATTGGGTTTTGATTTTTGGTTGGATTGATTTATACATTATTGAATGGAATTCGAGGGTATCTAGTATCGATTTCGTTTTTAACCTTATTTATGTCAGTTCCAGGTCTTATTATTAAAACAAAACGTAATGTTTCATTATTTGTAATATCTAAATAACAAGGAAAATAAGTTCTCCAAGTTATAACATCACCATGATTAGCATAAGCAAATGGAACTTTAGAAATTGCTTCTGATAGTGAAACAACTTCTTTTTTTCGGTTTAATGATGTTTCCTTGAACCCGTCTGAATTATTTTTAGTTTTTCTATACTCATATCCAAGTTCTTTACATACATTTTTTACTACTATTTCATTATCATAAATACGATATTTATCTTCATCTACTATTGTTACATTTGACCTTCTTTCATGTTCAGGTACAATAATTTTAGCACGTTCAACTGCTTGTACTATCGTATTACAGCCTGGTTGATTATTCACAGCATCAACTATTTCATAATGACGTTTAACTATTGACGCTGTTTCATCATCTGTCCACCATGTCAAATTCAATGGATATTGTGGACACTGGGCAATAATTCCAGCTAAACGTCCTGCTTTTTGAACTGCGGTTTCTTTATTTTCGACGTGTCCTAAAAATTCGTCTGTCCATATAAGACCTTCGGAACCATCTAA